ATGTTGTGTCATATTGAATTTTACTCCTATTATTTTCTAAACTTGGTTGCACGAAATCATTAAATGCTGTAGTTCTTCCACCGCTTCCACCTATCATTATAAACCTACTATTCCATAAACTACCATTATAAAATACATTACGCTTATTTGTTTTTAGTGTTGAGACATCTACATCTTGTAAATTTGTTAATTGATTTCCTGTAAAAATACGATTTTCATTTCTTCTTACAATTCTCCTTACGTTTGATGACCTATCAGCCCCTATAATTGTTATTCCGTCCATATAATTAATCTTAGATTTTAATCTTATATTATTATATTTCATATATTGTTATACTTAAACTAAAATCCTGATTTACCTGACCTGCATAATTAGTTCCACCTGTTAAAAATAAATTAAAATAAGGATATAAAAAATAACTTCCTACAGCTTGGACTGATGATACATATAATGATTGGAATTTATTGTCTAATCTATTAAACTGACTTGCTACTAAAAAATTTGAATTTATTGAAGTTCTAAAACCAAAATCAAGAGTTGAATTATTATTAACAGTTATTATTGATAAATTCATACTATAAATAAACATATAATTACACGTCGTCCTAAAACCAGATAAAAAATTATTAACATCAATTGATATACCATTATTATTAGTTCCTGTAATATTATAACTATCAAAAATTAACGGATTATTAACTAATAAATTAATATAATTAGTAGATGTTGAATTTTGTAAATAACTATCTTTAAATTTACCATTTATATTAATATTAAAAAATTTTGGTGTTGTATTAATCCATTTTGTTGTTGCACTATCAAATATTAATTTTTGGTCTTCTTGTGGTGTTGTTATTACTACGTCGTCTAAAGATGAACCGAAAAATAATGATTGATTTGTAAATTTAGATACAGATGAATTATAAATTAGTGTTTGATTTAATGCTAGACCGGATAACGAAACGTCGTCCAATTCCGCTATTGTATTTGCATTAGTTAGTAAATTTCCATTTACTCTTAAGAGCTGAGTATTACCTGCAGCTGTTTGACCCCGAAAAATTGGACTTATAAGTTTTGACATATAATACTCCTTAGATTTAAATTAATTTATATTAAATTAATTTAAATTATTTTAATCAAAGAATAATTGAAGATTATTAAGACGAATATAAAGAGCATATAACATTATTATAGGTAGTAGTAGCAATATTTAAAATTCTAATATATTTAAATGCTTTAAGACTTAATATTAAACTTGCGGTTCTTCTTCCTGTTTGAGCTACAATTGGAAACATACTAGCGAGTGTTTGCCATACTGTCTCATCTTGACTAATTTGAATGGCGATACCACTTGATGAAGTAGTTGCTGTATCTTCATAAACTATAACTGAATTATTTAAATAGATGTTATTAATAAAAAGAGACGCGGAAGACGAACCAGCTGTTAAACTAATATTATTAGTTATATTTGCGTATGACCCTATATTATCATAACCGACATCATAAATATTTAACCCTCTAACACTGTTTGCAGTTGTTCCAGATATATCTTGACCTGAAGATGTATGAACACACGCTTGTGTTCTTAACATATTTGTTGCGTGAAGTCCAATTGGTTGATATGTGTTTGTCGCGCTATCATATCCATACACATTAGATTGTGTTTCTAATGTATTATGATTATTTAATGAGCTATCAGTATAAACAGAACACGATAAATTTAATCCAACATTTGGAAGACTTGCAGTAGAACCCTGAATAATCCCACCACCACTACCACCACCTCCAGATAATACAACAACATCAATCGCAGTTGGATATGTTGCATTATTAGTAATTTTATTATTTAAGGCAGTTGTTGATGCATTACTTGTTTCTAAAACACCCAATAAGGAGCAACTTAAAAATTGAGAATTTCCCTCACTATCTAGTCCTTGTAATTGTGAATTAACATTTAATATACCTGCGGGGGTGCTTGATGCATTAACGAATTGAACCCCATCAAAAAATTGTGTTTGACTTGTAGTTGTTGAACTTCCGCCACCACCTAATACAACAACATCAATCGCACTTGGATAAGTAGTATTTGAATTAATTTTACTATTAAGTGTATTGTCAAAAACTTTTAAATCATTATTACTATCAACTAATAATGAATTCCCACCAGTATTGACATTTACATTTATATTTGGTTGCCCACTTCCACTAAAGGCACCTGATAAATTATTTTCTGCAATTCTTTTTAAACTATTATTAAATTCATATTGTATAATTTTATCGGTAATAGAATAATGAAAACCAGCATATTGGATGAGATATTGAATAGAACCAACGGGTTTATTACCGCTATCAGTATTTAGAGATATATAAGCAATATTTTCAGTTTGTAAAGCCTCACCACCTGTAGTATTTAATATTAATTGAAGACGTCTCAATTCGGGTCTAATATTAGTTAATTTTGTAGCATCACCGACAACTAACATAACAATCTCACCAGCATTCAATCTACTTGTAGTCGTATCTATCGTATAAGTCCAAAAAGAATGTGCGAATGTAGGACGAATATCCCCACTTCCCGTAGGGGAAGAGTAAAAATTTAAGAACGGTAAAACTATATTAGGTTGAACTCTATCTAGTGCTAAAATTACATATACAGCATCCATTTGTGCTTTAGTCATTAAATTTTGAGGCACTTGTGCTTCTGTATTACTATACCAATATAAATTGGAGGCACCAGTTGCTAATGTATTGCTCCAATACCAGCCTCCCCTTCCAAATACATCTGGATATGCCATATTAATACTATCCGCATATATTGCTGCACCTAAACTATTTAAATCATATGTAATATTCTCTACTGTTTTATTGATACTTACATTATCAACATCATAATTTAAATTTTTATCAATTAAAGTGTCTAATTTAGTATGTGTTGAATAATCACTTACTGCTAAATTACCCATACTAGCAGTAATATTTTCCCATTCAGTCCCATTATAGCCCTGAATTTGGACTAAACCACCTCCACCGCCACCGCCTGACAGTATATTAACGTTCAACCCTCTTTCAGTTCCTACAATAGCTGATGAGATAGGGTTTCCGTCGCCGTCATTTAAATCCACTCTAGGTTGATTTACGATATTAATATCGGGTATATTTACGATATTTACATCTGGAGTGTTTATAACATTTACATCATTCCCACCGGGTGGAGATGATATTATATTTACTGCTAAAATCCCATTCTCGTCGCACATCACTGGATGTAAAAAATCGTCAGTGCCGTGTGTCGCATACATACTTGCAATATTTGACATTATATAATTAAGCTTAGATTATTTATATTATAATTAATCTAAGATTATTTATATTAAATTTACCATATAAGACACAATTGTATCGTATGTTTCATTACTTTTATTTTTTAAAGTTGTCATAAATTTATAATATTGTTTTAGATTAAAGTCTTTTTTTATCATACATAATATCCTAAATATACAATGTCTGCCACACGTATTTATATCATTCTTTGTTGATTGATAGTCAATATCATTATAATAAGTATTAATATTACTACTATCAATTAAATAATCTAAATAAGGTTTATCTTGACCTAATAATTTATTTATATCTGGTTTATTCCAACTTAACGGATTACTTGGTTCTTTTCCATAACTGTCAAAATACTCATAATTATCATCACATTTCATTATACAGCACCAATGACCTGAATTAGGCGATGTTTCATATAATATTATTATGTAATCTTTATTATTTGGTAGTAATTGTGATAAAGATTTAAATTTTTTGAATTGACTATATTTTAATATTCTACAATTTGGTAGATATTTACGAATTAATGCATCACTTATTGCATCAGCTTTTACAACTTTTAAGTTATTCATTATAATAAAATGGAAATTTATTTTTTCCATACATAAATATATTCTTTATATGTTTCATTGCTTTTTCTTTTTGATTTAGGCATTAATATTTTTTTATATGGTTTTCCCAATATTTTTATTACAATATCATTATATATATTTTGAGGTATATTTAAACAATAATATCCGCTCTTCATATATTTATATGTATTTGTGAAAACAGGTATATAAAATTTAGTATTCCATTCTTCTAATTCTCTCCGCTTTGTTCCAGTATATAATTCTATATTATAATAAGGAGGCGATGTTAATACGAAATTATAATCAATTTTACTATAGTCAAATATAGAGGCATCTTCAAAATATAATTCTATATCAGTTGTAGAATATTGATTTAGAAATTTCTTCATTTTTTCATATGGTTTCTTTAGTTTTTTATTTAAATCAATTCCAATATATCTATTTACATTCAAAGCACACGCGCCTACTAATCGTCCTCCCCACCCCATTGTAAAATCTAAAATATTATTTGCATCTAATTTACAATATATATATTTTGCTATTACTGGCTTAAAAATAGAAACTGAACCAAAATATACATTAAATATTCTATACATAATAAAATATTCATCTGTAATTCCATTATCATAATAATATTTTATAAATGATATACTGCTTTTTTTTGACTGAATAAGCTTTCTATTATACCATATATCAAAAAATGTATATCCAGACCGTGATACTGTATTTAAACGCTCCAAAAATGTGAAATAATCAACAACATCATTCCCAACATTAGACCTAATATTTAAATTATTACATTCAATATTCTGTAATTTTAAAAATTCATCTTTAATATCATTTTTAGATATATTTTTTATATTTTTTAAAATCTTCATTTTTTCCCTAACTGTATAATTATTATGTTCCATTAAATAGTATTATAAAATAATTTTATTAATATTATAAGTTTAGATATTTATGTATAAATATCTAAATTTATTATCTAAAATAATATATATAATGAAAGTATTTAAAGAAGAATTAAAAAATGGATTAGAAATTCAGGAATTAGTTTTACCAATTATTAAAAAATATTTTAAAAGAAATATTAAAAATACTGATGGTAAATATAATAAATATGATTATACAGACGACGATTATAAATATGAATTAAAATCAAGGACTAACGAATATAAAAAATTCCCAACAACATTAATTGGATTAGATAAGGTTCAAGACAAATCAATATTTTTATTCTACTTTACCGACGGATTATATTATATTGAGTATAATAAAGAATTATTTGATACTTTTGAAATAAAGGATTTTGTGAGGAACCCAAGATATGGACGAATAGATAAGCCTAAAAAATATATATATATCCCTATTATTAATCTTAAAAAAATAGATTATAATTAATTACTATTATAATTAATTATTATTTTTTAATTAACTTTCTAGGACTAAAATGTTGCCCGTAAAATAGAAAGTCTATGGGAAAATCTATAAAAATCCTATAGACTTTGTAAATCACGGGCAACATTTTAGTCCTAGAAAGTTAATTAAAGTTAATTATTTTATTAATTAACTTTAATTATAATATTATTTATTAATTACATACAGTATAATCAGTATCCTCTCTATAATATTCTACTGGCGTAAAATATCGGCTTTTATGATATTTAATAATTTTATCTTCTCTAATTATAACTGGATATTCAAATTTATAATGGGATGATTGTTGCTCGTCAAAATGTGTTAAAATTTTTTCAATTGGTAATATTTTACGGTATAAATCCGTTTCACTTATAAGAATACATCTATATTCATTATAAGAATGTTTTTCGCTATAACGATAAACTGTATATTCTTTATCCTCTACAAAGATTGATTTTGGAAATTCTAATTTCTTTCTTAATTCACTTATTTCTTCATCTCTTATTTCATTACCTATCCAATCACCTTGGACCCATCTCTTTTTTTCTAATTCTTTATACTTTTTTAATAATTCTTTTTGCTCTATTGTTTCAACTACTTTTCCATTTTTCCAATTTTTTTTAAATTTATCTTCTCTATCTCTATTTTTAATTTTATAAAGTCTTTCAATCTCTTCTATGTCTTTTCCACAATATGACCCTTTTGTGTTCTTTGCTTCTAATTTTTTAATTTTAATATCAATTTCATTATCTTCTTTTTTTGTTTTTGTTTGTTTTACTTTTTCATTAGGTGTTGTATCTGGTTCAATTTCTGGTTTAATTTCTTTTTTTGTTTCTTCTTTATTATTAGTTGGTTGAAGCTTTTTAACTTCTTTTAATAATGTATAATAAAATTCATTTGTAGGGTCTTTTACTACTAACATATCAATATTAACTTTTAGAAAGTTTAAATCAATTGTTTCAAGAGATAAATTTTGAGTGAGGGTTTTAGTTATAAAACCAATTATTTCAGTTTGAGTGTTGAAAAGTTTGTTGAACTTTGGAGATTGTGAGTTTTCCATATATATAATATATAAGAAAATATTTCTTTAAATAGTTTTTTAATTAAAAATCTTATATTATTATTTAAATTAAAAATTCTTATATATTTTTTTAAATTATTTTATAATTAAAATAATTTAAATATAATTATTATAAATTTCTAATACTTTTAACAACTTGACATTTTTTGGTTTTTAAATGACCGCTTTTATTAAAGTATGAATAACTTCCACCACATATTTCACAAACTATTTTTTTATTTATATCTTCCTTATGCTTATTTTTAAAATTTTTATAATAATCTAAATGATTTTTTAATATTTTTTCTTGAGGTATTTCAGTTTGACTTTCCATTATATTATATTAGAAAATTTATTTTTAAATACTTTTTAAATTAAAATAATTTATAACCTTTGGTTCGTTTTCTACCTTCAGCAACTAATTCATCTGGAACATTTGGCAATTGTTGTGCTAGTTTAGCTGTAGATTGTGATTGAGGTGTTTTCGGTGCCTTTGAAACTTGTATAGCTCTATCAAATTCATCTATTACTTGTTCTAATGCTTCTAATTCTTTTTCTCTTAATTTAATTAAATCTCTTTGCCTATTAGGTCCAGTTTTAGTTCTTAATGAACCGAGTTCTCTTTTTATTTTCGTTCTATTATCCATCAAAATTCCTTTAGTTGGGACCTCTCTCCAGTATCTTAATAATCTTTTACCTGAATCTGGGTCAGCTGGTTGTGCTTGTGCTTGTGCTTGTGTTGATGCTGGTGCTTGTGGTTGCGCTTGTGCTTGTGTTGATGTTGGTGGAGGTGGAGGCGGTGGTGCTATTTGTGGTATATTTTGTCGTGGTGCTGGTATTGGTCGCTGTGTTGGTGTTGGTGTTGCTGTTGATACTGGTGCTCCTGTATTTAATGAAATTGGATATTGTGTTATACCTTGTAATTTTAATATTCCTTTTAATTCTTCTGGTGATAGTCTTCCAACTTGTGATGCCATTTGTTCTTTTCTTAAATTTGGTCGTTTATTATATTCGTCTAATGCTTCGTCCAATCTTCTAACAATAGCTGGTCCTAAACTAGGTATAAATTTATTAGAATAATAACTCTGTAAATTACTAACAATAACAGGAGCATAAACATTTTTATCAAATTGTTCCTTTAAATATGAAAACATACCGAAAGATGTTAATATACTATTAATATTTGTTATATTTACCGCTCTATTATTATCAACCAATTTTCTAAAAGCTATTACCAATTCATTTATTTGAGGCATTAATGGTTGAATTAAATTTTCAATTGCACTTTTAGTTCTTTTTGTAATACTACCAGATATAAGAGGTTTAACTAATATATTATAAATATTAATAAATTCAGTATTATTAATTATTTCATTATACTCTTTGGTATCTCCGCTATTATTTATATCAATATTTTTGACTGTTTCAATTTTCTTTGTTAATATATTTTGTAGTTGTAAGACACTTGATTCATAATTTGACACTGTTTCGTCGTCAATAACTTTTGATATTGGTCTTTCACTTTCCCATAATGCGACTTGAGAGTGCATTTTATCAATTACTTGACGATTAATTGCTTTATTGTATTCTTCTGCCTCTCTATTTTGTTTTTCACGCAATTGTCTAATCATAATATATAATAATAGTTAGATTTTATTTTATTATTATATATATTTATTTAGAAAAAATTGAAATTTTACATTTCAAAACTGGACCAATATTAACCAATTTATAATATTTAAATATATCTCTTATTTTATACACTTCTGTGATATCTTCATATGGTGATATTTTTAAATAGTCAAAATAATTTATTTTATCATTACTACCCATTAATACTAATTCATTATTATAATGAGTATTTTCAATATATAAACAAATAAATAAATAATTTAAATTATCACTTGTTTTTTTAATAGTTTCGCCTAACTGTAATATACCCTCAAACATATTATATAATTAAATCTAGATATTATTTTTTTTTAAATTATTTAGATATTTATTTATAATAATATAAAATTAATATAAACCTTCGCTTTTAACAATTTTAGATGCTTCAATCATATTAACACCGCGTTCTTTCATAATTTTTCTCACAATTTCGGCTCTTTTATTTGGTTTCTTCTTTGCTCCTCCACTAAAAGATGATGAATGTAAATTTTGCTTTGTTGGTCTATTTCCCATTCCTTTTCCTTTATAACCTTTGGTTGTTTTACCTCCCGTCATATTTTCTGCTATTTTAGCACTTATATCTCTTAAATTTGATTTTCCAAATATATCTTCTAGTGGTGATGAAAAAGTTGATGGCATTATATCACTTGGAAAATTTGCAATTTTACTCATAACATCAAATAATCCAGCACCATTTATAACCTTTGGTTGCTTTTCTCCAAAACCCATTAACCCTTGATTACCAGTTCTATTAACTGCTCCAGCGCTCATCCCTTTCCCTTTTCTACCAGCGCTCATCCCTTTTCCCTTTGGTTGTTTTCCTTGCAATAGATGTTTTGTTATAACTCTTAAAGCGTCAGCAACTTCACCACAACCTTCCATTTCAACATATTGATTATTTTTACCTAGTCCTAATAATTTAAGGGGTAATTTTATAATATCCATAAAACCACCAGCACTCATTCCACTTCCTTCTACTCCGTTTCCTTTTAATAGATTACGACCAAATTGAAATAAACTAATTGGATTTAAAATACCAGCTAGACCTGAACCAGTTAATTCTGCAACGACTTCTCCATTTTTACCAAATCCTAATAATTTAAGAGGTAATTTTACAATATCCATAAAACCACCAGCACTCATTCCTTCTGCGTTATATGCACCAGCCCTAAAAAAAGGTGGAACTGCATTATCTTTCCATTCAGGAGGACCATCATAACCAAGTTGAGCCCCAGCACTCATACCTTTTCCTTTTGTTTTTCTTAATACTTTTTTCATACCAGCGCTCAAACCCATACCTTCAAGTCCCATTCCTTCTTTAATATCAACTAATTCTCTAACATTACCACCAACTAATTCCTTTTTATCTTCATTAGCTACATATTTTTTGTCTAAATTTCTCAATTTTTGAGCTATTTTTCTATCATATTCTAAACTCATATTATATATAATTATTTAGATTTTAATTATTATATATTTTTTAAATAGTGGATTCCATATTAATAACCGTAGGTTTATTACCTTTGGTTGTTATATCACTTTTACTATTTTTTTTATTTAATTTTTCTTCTTCTGTTTCACATATACATAAACCATTAAAACAATTTGATTTCTTAATATGTAATCCTGCGATTAGTCCTGAAATAGCAGTAATAATTGAAACAACTATAGCTGATACACTTAAAGCATCCATTAATATATATTATAATATATAAGATTATAATATATATAATTAAAGATAAATTAATTAATTTAATTAATTTTATTTAATAATTTATTTGTTTTTTCTTTCTCAAATTGTTCTTCTGTTTCGCTTGTGATATCATATTCATCTTCACTATATATTTCTTCTTTAATCTCTTTTAAACAAAACATTTCATATGTATTTTCGCGCTTTCTAAAATATAATTTTAAAAATGGATTATTACTTATATCTCTAATAAATTTATTATATGAAAAATTTCTCTTTTCTTCTTTAGTTGAATTTAAATATTTGTCGCTTAATCTATAATTATTATAAATATCTTTTAGATTCATAATATCGTCTTTATTGGTGGTTGTCTTATAATTCTCGCTCAACCAACTAATCATTTCATCACTTTCTTTCATATAGTCGTCATTACGCTGTAATATTTCGTCGGTTATTAATAAATCTTTTGATTTATAATATCTATAAAAATAATCTTTTAATATTAAAAATAAGACTGTTTTATAGGTTTCTTTAAATTCTTTTGTCTTATAATATGAATTAATTATAGCAGTATTTATTTTTTGTTCTTCATTTAATTTATCATAAACTTTTTTATCAACAAATCTGGATTTAAATGGAATATCAATAATACGGCGACTTAATGCATCACTTGTTTCATTTAGTTTGGGTTTTTCATTACATTCCATAATAAAAGTCATACATAAATTAGTTGTAGTTTTATCACTATATAAGGTTCTGGCATTTATTTCTGTTCCGCCTACTAATTCCTTAAGGGTAGCGCAATTTATTTTAAATTTATAATCTGGTTCCCTACATATTACTAATCTCTTATTATTTAAATTGAATATTTCTGGATTTCCACCAGTTTTTAAATTATTTAATATAATTGAACTAGGTAATATATAAGCGTATTCTCCTATTGTTGATTGAACTAATTCATTTAATAAGCCTTTACCATTACCACCGCTACCATTACTAATAATAAATTTTTCTAATGGTATTCCGCACATTCCTGTTGATAATATAGTTAAATATAATTGTTTTAAATCATTTTGGAAAAATATAGTATCTATAATTTTATTTAACTCTTCTATTAATTCGTCTTTTGTTTCATCATCTAAATCCTCGTAATTATAACCTGTTGTCATACTTATATAATATTCTGGTTTTGGTTTAATAAATTTATTTTTGGATAAGTCAAATAATTTATTTTTAAAACAAAACAAATAAGGATTTTTATCAAATACTATATCATCCCTATATAATTTATTTTTAATGTCTTTCACTAATCCCTCTCTATAATTAATACTTCTTAGTGATAATAATGATTTCTTTTGTTTTCCAATTAATTCTGTATGAGCTTTAATCAAACTTTTTTCCATACCTGATTCAATAGCATCAGTCATAAATTCTTTTTCATAATTAATAATATTATCAATAAGTGATTTATAATAATCTTTATCAATAAAATTATTCATTATTGAGTTCTGTTTGTTGTCTTTTTCCCAGTATATTCCATTATAACAATATAGAATATTGTCAAATAAAAAGAACCTATCCCCAAATATTATTTTAAAGATATCACTTAAATATCCTGTTGTGATATCGTTTTTCCAGTCTATATTTTCGGTAAGTTTTTTTTGAACTTCAACTTGGTTATAAGCCATATATATATTACTATATATTTTAATTTTTAAATAGTTTTTTAATTAAAATGTTCGTTAAAAATATTTCTTTATATATTTTTTTAATTAAAATTTCTATAGTATTTTTTTTAAGCCTAAAATCTTGCCCTAATTTTACAAAGTCTATAGGATTTTTATAGATTTTCCTATATATTTTATTTTTAACGGGCAACATTTTAGGGTTAATAATTAAGTTAATTATAATTATTAAGTTAATTAATAATTATATTTAATAAAAGGTTATTACATAAGACGGTTTGCCATTTTTTTTCCACCACTCATTTTCTTAAATGCTTCACCAGCTTTGGAACCTTCAAATAAAGGTTGAGCTAGTTTTAATGCTGATTTGCCGAGTGTTTTAACTTGGTCCAATAAACCAGAGCCAGTCATACGGACATTTTCATTCCATCCAATTGCGTTGTAATCAGCGCTTGATGGGTCACTAGCCTTTAATACATCTTCCTTGGTTAAGATTCCAGTAAAGATGGAACTGACGCCTTGTTCTAAAACAACGATACCAGAATTGATAGCTACGATAACTAATTCACCGTCAGGCACTGCTGTTCCTTCAGGATTATATACATTACATTTAACTTGGAGTGAGTAATTACCAATAGAACCAGCACTAATATAATCTTGGACCAACTGTATGTCTTTACCCATTGTAAGAACTACAATTGAACCAACAGTTGGAAGAGTTGAAACAACTCCAGCACCAGTTACAGGAGCTTTTGAAATAAATCCTCTAAATTCTTCCCAGCTTTGGTTTGAGCCATTTTCGTGAGACATAGACCAGAGGGCACGTTGTTCTGCACTTGCTAGAATACCAGACGAATTATTGAATGAGATATTAACATTTTTAATACCTAAAAATTTGTCAGCATTAAGACACGATGAAGCAGTTGAACGAGAACGAGCATAAATTACTAATTTATCAGGAACGACGTTAAGTGTGAGAGCTTGAGAAGTCCAAACTGCTTCTGGAGTAATAGCACCAATAACGGGTGGCACCGCTGCTTGTGCTGCGAGATTTTGACCGCCAGAAATATAACGAGGGTATTCAAGATAAGGAACAATATTCTTTGATGGTAATAAATCACTTGGATGACCGTTAATAAAAATAAAATCCAAATAAGCACCATCAACTGCAACCAATGAAACAGTTTTATTAGCAGGACCAGTTGAACGCCACGCTCTTGTAGCACCTTGTAATTGAAATTGGAAATTCATATTTTGAATACCATACATTCCTTGCGTGTTGCTTTCAGTTGTGTAAGTGAAAGGACTGAGAAAAAGAAGAGGTTCATCAACGTGGAATTTAACATAAAAATCTTGACTAGCGGTAGGTGTGCCGATTGGTTGAGGAATTTTACCCATATTTGAGGTAGGACCCCAGTCAAGGAGCTCCCACGCACCATTAGGACGGAAGGCATCATCATAATCAAAATTAGCTGCCGAGCCTAATGGATTTGAATTGAGTGTTGTCGCGTCGCTATATCTTGAAAATATATCAGTCAAAGTTGTTGTGGATGAATTGTATTTATTTAATTGTCTCTTATCGTGTAATTTAAGAAAAGGTGCGAGAATGTCAGGAACATTGACTGATACTGATGAAGAATTAAGTGTTGATGTCATTGTTGCCATCATTTGGTGAAATGGGAATGGTGCGAGTGCGTCAGTGGTTCCGTAATTTACGAGATAAGTGGTATTATTAGCAGTAGTTCCAGAAATTTTAAGAGTAATATCAGCACCAAGCATTACACGTCTATCAATTACTGTTTGAAGAGATGGGACTTGCACGTTAAATACGAGTGATGTGGTAGAGGCAGCCACAACATTATTGCGTTGATGAGTAATTGTCTCACCACCTTTGACAACTCCATAATTTATGGTATCTTTAACCATAAGACGACTATCTTTTATTAACGAGGTAGTAAAATCCATATATATAATATAAGATATAAAAAAAATTATTATATTATAAATAATATAATAATTTCTATATAATTTATTTTTAAAGTTAATATCCCATAATATTCTTAATAATTTTATAATATTTTTTGTCAGTATAATATATATAATTTCTTGAAGGTCTATTATATTCACAGTCCTGATAATATTGGCTGTATCTATATAAATTATATTGATTATATTCAAACCATAATTTATAACAATTATTAAAGTATTTTTTAACCAATTGTTTATATTTAAATAAATCGTATTCAGTTATATTATATTCATACTTTAACATATTTATTAAATATTTAATAGCCATTATCGTTCCAGCTTCACCTCTTTTTTTATAATTTTTAATAGCGTAATAATTAGTGTTATTAGATAATATTATTTTACCATCTTTAACATAATTATTAAATAATTTTGTATAAGTTCTTTCAATTTTTCTAATAAATTGAAAATCTTCTTTTATTGTTTCTTTACTTATACTATTTTTTTTAATATAATCTACGCAATATAACAAAGATAAATCAAAATTATATTGGTCTGCGAGTTGTTGTTGAGTTAGTTCCATTTTATTAATATATATACATAATATTTCTTTAAATAAAAATATAATTAAAAATTTATTAAACTATTTAAAGAAATATAATTAAAAATTTATCTATTCATATATTCAGTATTATTAAAATCTTTACGACGAAACATTAATTTAATACTAGCATTACAACCAGATGCGAGTGTAAATGGATTTAAATTACCATATATATCTTTCCAAAATACACTTACATCAATTGCATTAAGAGGTATATCACTCAAAACATCAATTAAACGATATTCACTAGTAGGATTATAATTAACAGTATTTTTATATGTGTTATTAGGTGTAAATGGGACTTCAAAGTCTGTTAATTGTGTTGATAAATTGGAGTTATTACCATATGATGTAAGAGCAACACCGGATGCACTTTTTGGCGGACTTGTTAGAGTTGGTGAAATTGGTATTAGACCAGAAGAAAACACTAATGATTTAACAGGATTCCATAGTGCTATATCTAATTGTTCGCTAGTCATAATTATATCAAATACTGTTGTCAAAGCTCCAGGCGGTGATTTTCTAAATTGAAGATTATTTAATGTCTCATACACTCTTAATCTATATTGTAATGGATTCATATATGCATTAGTTATCGGCATACCGAAATCATACCAATCAAAACCAGATAATAATTTATATAAAGGTCCATTAACATAAATTGAAAATGCAGTTGTCGGTGCAATGCTCGTGGCTCCATTAATAAAATATCTACAATCAGCTTGGAATTGCATTCTGTTTTGGTTTTCATCATATGAAAATCTCGGTGGTAATATTCCAGTAGGTTTTCCTGGTATAGAATTAAATAAAGTTAAAAGAGTATTATT